ATTTATTCGGGTAAAGACAAAAATACAGAAAAGAATGTAGTCATTAGTACATGGCAATCAGTCCATAGATTACCCAAAGAATGGTTTCAACAGTTTGGTGCAGTATTCGGTGATGAGTGTCATGGGTTTAAATCCAAATCTCTAATGACCATTATGAATAAATGTTCTGAAGCAGAGTTCCGATATGGTACGACTGGAACATTAGATGGTTCTCAGACTCACGAACTTACTCTCCAAGGATTATTGGGTAAAACATACAAAGTCACAACTACTAAAAAATTGCAAGATAATAATACACTTGCACCATTGTCAATCAATTGTATTGTTTTGAATTATGACGATAAAACAAAGAAAGAGTTTGGTAAACAAACATATCAGGATGAGATAGATTTCATTGTTAGTCATCAGAAAAGAAATAACTTTATAAGAAATTTAGCACTTGATTTAAAAGGAAACACCCTTGTCCTATATAATTATGTGGATAAGCATGGGAAACCATTGTTCAATATGATTAGGGATAAAGCAGATGAAAATCGTAAAGTCTTTTTTGTATCTGGTGGCACGGATACCTCCGACCGAGAAGCAATACGAGGTATTGTGGAAGGAATGTCGGACTCGATCACTGTTGCTTCATTAGGAACATTCAGTACAGGGATTAATATTAAGAACCTACATAATATCATATTCGCTTCTCCAAGCAAATCACAGATCCGTGTTCTGCAAAGTATCGGTAGAGGTTTAAGAAAGAGTGACAGAAAAACAATGCTTTATGATATATCCGATGATATAAGTTGGGGTCAGAGAAAAAATTTCTCGCTGCTTCATTCATGGGAAAGACTAAAAATATATCAGAAAGAAGAATTTCAACATAAAAAGATAATGGTAGATCTATGACTAATCTAAAACAATTCAAGTTAACAAATAACGATGAAATCGTCTGTGAAGTTGTAGATATCGGAGACGAAGAAGAAGGTGGTATCGTTATTCGAAGGGCATTGAGAATTCTTGCCTCTGAGGATTATGATAACAATGTTAGATATTATTCTTTTAAACCATTAGTCTCCTTTCAAGATCAATGTGACGAATTGATTGTTATGAATGTAGGGCATATCATATGCGAAACTTTACCATCAAGAACTTTAGCAATCCACTATGCGAGGGCAATAAAAGAAGTCGAAAGAAGTGAAGGTTTGAAGAAAGACCTAGACCTCGAAGAATGGTTGGATGAAATAGATGGTTTAGACGAAGAAGAACTTTCCGAATGGGTACAAAAGAAACTTCGCGAAATAGAAGCAGAAAATCATCAAGAAGATGAAACACCATATGATTCAGATTCCCCTAACATTATTCAGTTCAACCCGAAAGGCACGCTGCATTAACAGTGTTTCCCTTTTCGGCGCAACAATGCTATTATATCATAAAAATGATGGTTTGACTAGCCATTAAATTTTTACATTACAAGAAATGATTATAGTTTACCATTCCAACAAAATATGATACAATTGTAATAATGAAAGGAAGTGACAATGGCACGAACTAAAAGAGCAAGTATCCATTATGTAAATAATGCTGACTTTTCTCAAGCAGTTGTAGACTATGTCAAAACCGTTCGAGAAGCAAAAGAAAAAGAACAATCGTTACCAGTTGTGACCGATTATATAGCACAGTGTTTCTTACGAATCGCTGAGGGTTTATCTCATAAATCCAATTTTATTCGCTACACATATCGCGAAGAGATGGTCATGGATGCGGTTGAGAATTGTCTAAGAGCAATCGAAAACTACGACATTGAAGCAGCGACAAGAACTGGCAAACCAAATGCCTTTGCGTACTTTACGCAAATCACTTGGTATGCTTTCTTGAGACGAATTGCAAAAGAGAAAAAACAACAAGACGTAAAATTAAAATATATTACAAAAGCAGGAATAGAAAACTTTATAGACAATGATCTTGGTGATGATATGTCACAACAGGTTGCTGGTGCATTTGTTGATACCCTTAGAGATAGAATCGATAAGGTAAGAACGGCAGATGATGAAGTCAAAGAGTTCGTTAAAGAAGAAAAGAAAAAACGTAAAAGAAGTGTTGACTCAGATCTCGTGGACTTTATGACATGAAGATAGCAGTTCTAAATGACACCCATTGCGGGATTAGAAATTCTTCAGAAGTTTTCTTAAAGAATGCTGCAGATTTCTATAGTAACACATTCTTCCCTGAATGTGAAAAACGTGGGATCAAACAAATTGTACATTTGGGCGACTATTATGACCATCGCAAGTTTGTAAACTTCAAAGCACTTAATCATAATCGTAAAAACTTTCTAGACCCAATGCGCAGACTTGGTATGACCATGGATATTATTCCTGGCAACCACGATACGTTTTATAAAAATACAAACGACCTGAACAGTTTGAAAGAACTGCTTGGGTATTATATGAATGAAGTCAACATCATTATGGAACCAAAGGTCATGGAATATGGTTCTTTAAAGATGGCGTTATTACCATGGATCAATCAGGAGAACTTTGAATCTTCTATGAAATTTATCCGTGAGTGTAAAGCAGACTGGTTGGGTGCACACCTAGAACTTGATGGGTTTGAACTGATGCGTGGGGTTAAGTCTCATGGTGGTTTGGATCCTAAGATCTTTGAAAAGTTTGAACTTGTATTAACAGGTCATTATCATTGTGCATCTAGGAAAGATAATATTTGGTATCTTGGAAGTCAGATGGAGTTTTTCTGGTCTGATGCACATGATCCAAAGTATTTCCATATCATTGACACCGAAACACGAGAAGTCGAAAAGATCAAGAATACTCATACAATATTCGAGAAAATCCTTTACGACGACGAGAAAATAGAGTACAATGATATGAGTGTCGAACATCTTGACAACAAGTTTGTTAAGATTGTGGTTGTTAACAAGAAGGATCAGTTTATCTTTGATCGGTTTGTTGATCGTATTCAGAATCGTGACATATATGAACTGAAGATCGCTGAGAACTTTAACGAGTTCCTCGGTGAGAATGTAGAAGATGATGAAATCAACTTTGACGATACATCTGAAATTGTTGAAACCTATATCGATGCTGTTGATACTGAACTTGATAAAGACCGGATAAAGGTACAAGTCAGGGAACTTATGACAGAAGCACAGGCATTAGAAGTTGCATGATTTTATTTAAGACTATTCGTTATAAAAACTTCTTGTCGACAGGCAATTCGTTTACCGAGATAGACCTTACTAAAAACAAATCTACACTTGTTGTAGGACAGAATGGCGCAGGTAAATCCACTATGTTGGATGCTATATCATTCGGTTTGTTTGGTAGGGCACATCGTAACATCAATAAGAAACAACTGATCAACTCTATTAACAACAAAGGTTGTGTTGTAGAAGTAGAGTTTACAATTGGTCAGGCATTCTTTAGGGTTGTTCGTGGTATCAAACCAGGAATCTTCGAGATCTGGAAGAACGATACTATGATCAATCAATCTTCGCATGCTAAAGAATATCAGAGGATATTAGAAACTAATATTTTAAAACTGAATCATAAAACCTTTCATCAGGTTGTGGTTCTTGGTTCATCTTCTTTTATTCCTTTTATGCAATTACAAGCAAGTCACCGTCGTGAAGTGATCGAAGACCTCCTAGACATTAATGTATTCAGTAAAATGAATATTCTACTAAAGGAAAAAACTAATGCTCTTAAAGATTCATTAAAAGACCTCAACTACAATATTGATATCCAAAACAATAAGATCACTGCTCAGGAGAAGTATATCCGTGATGTTGCAGCAGTGACTGAGGAATCAAGGAGGGATTATGAATCTAAGATATCAACATCGAAGAGTAACATCGATGACCTACAAAATGAGAATAGTCTCATTAGCGTGGGTCTCGAAGATGATCTACGAAGCACCGAGGAAGAGTTATCGTCTTTACATGATAAACGCCAGACCCTTATGCTCAGAGGTCAAGATATTTCAACGAGGTCGAAGGAAGTCGCCAAACGTGCCATGTTTTTTGAGAAGAATGAGGTATGTTCCGTATGCGACCAAACCATCTCAGACTCGCATAAACATGAGATTCTCGGAGCAGCGAAAGAAGAGGCAAGATCGCTTCAATCCCAACGCAATAAGATTAGTGAGGACGGGAGCGAGGTGGAGAAAGAGATTGAGTCGACCAGCAGCATACTTCAATCGCTTCGATCTAAGGTATCTCAACTCGGTGAGAACAACAGGGAGATCACTACGATCCAAAACCAAATTAAAGAGTACCAGTCTGCCATAGAGAATCAGGTTGGTGCTGATCTAACTGCCGCACGTAAAGAACGTGATGATATGAAAGAACAAAAAGATAAAATGCTGGAAAGCAAAATCAACATATCTGAGCAGTTCAACTATAATACTGTAATTGCTGAAATGCTAAAAGATACTGGTATCAAAACTAAGATCATCAAGCAGTATTTACCAGTCATTAATAAACTGGTAAATCAGTATTTACAGGTTCTAGACTTCTTTGTTCACTTCAATCTGGATGAGTCATTCCAAGAAACTATTCGTTCTCGACATCGTGACGAGTTCACCTATGACTCATTCAGTGAAGGTGAAAAGCAAAGAATTGATTTGGCGTTATTGTTTACATGGCGTCAGATTGCTAAGATGAAGAATAGTGTAGCAACTAATCTTCTAATCCTTGACGAAACATTTGATTCATCACTTGACCACGAAGGTGTAGATAACCTGCTTAAGATTCTTTACACTCTTGATGATGATACCAATGTATTTGTGATATCTCATAAAGGTGAAATTCTAGACGGTAAGTTCAAAAGTAAAATTGAATTTAAGAAGGAAAAGAATTTCAGTAAAATGGTAGCATAGTGTTTACTTCTGTGCTAAAATATGATACAATAATGAAAATGAAAATCCACGGAGAATATAATGGAATTGAATGAAAATACCGTTGATATCTTGAAAAACTTTTCAGGTATCAATCAGAACCTTCTTGTACATGAAGGTAATACAATTAAAACGATTAGTGAAGCACGAAACGTAGTTGCTACTGCTATTGTCGGTGAAGAGTTCCCTAACAAATTTGGTATATACGACTTGAATGAGTTCATCGGTGTACTTGGTCTTATGGATACGCCAAACCTCAAGTTTGCTGAAGAGAGTGTTACGGTGTCTGATTCAACTGGTCGTTCGAAGATTAAATACTTCTTCTCTCCAGAAGAAACTTTGACTTCACCAACTAAAGATATCAATATGCCTGACGCAGATGTAAAATTCACATTTGATGCTGATACTATCAGTAAGATAAAACGTGCCGCATCTACACTCGGTCATAGTGAAATGTCCATCTCAGGGAAAGATGGATCTTTGGTATTATCTGTCGTTGATAATGCTAACTCTACATCAAATGTTTATTCGATCGAAACTGCTGGTGAATTCCCTGC